GCAAGCCGTGGTGACCTTCACCGGCTAAATAGACCACGTTGCCAGCCTTGACCTTATTTCCGCACCATTCAGGCACAGAACTGGCCATGCGCAAGCACCAATCTAAAACAACAAAGGTTTTGCCGCCACCCGATGGGCCATGCACCATTACCAAGGCATTCGATTGCACCCAACGCTTAACCAGCCATGAAATCGGGGCAGGTTTGGAACAAAACTCGTCAATCGGTATTAGCCAGCCTTCGATGGGTGGATTAAGTAAGGCCAAAAGGTCGTGGCCATCTTTGACGTAATCGTTGGCGTCGCCTTGGATGGGCGGCAGGATCATTTCAGCGCCGTACTTGGCGCAGGATTGCTCGGCGTAACGCTGGCCAACGCCAGAGGCGTCGTTGTCAGCCACAATCACTATGCTTTGCTGAACGCCGTAAGTGTCGCGCAGAATGCCGGTGACAGGCACAAGGTTAGACGCTGAATACGCCACGACGCAAGGTCGATTAGTAGTTTCGTGGATCGTTGCAGCGGTGGCAAAGCCTTCGGCTAAATACAAAACGCCAGGCTCGTCCATCGTGCCAATCATCAGGTATTTGCCGCCGGTCTGGCCGCCAGGGTGGTAGAGCTTATTTCCATCGCCATCAATGTACTGAATGCTCGATAACACGCCGTCGGTGCCATACAAAGGCACCATCAACCTGCCGTCGCCGGTAATGCGCGAGCCGTGCGGCTTAATGCCCTTGCGTTGCAAATACGGATGATCTGGCGAGGCCAAGCCACCACCAACCCATATTTTCTCAACGGTGTCGGCGGCGACTTCGTGTTTGCGCTGAATTTCAGCGTCGCGCAGGGTCTTGGCCTCGGTTAAGCGCCGAACAAAGGTCATTTCCTCGGAGTCGGACAATTTACGGCCAACGTCGGCGCGAAAGGTCTGCTCGATGCCCATGCGCCAACAACCAAACCGACCGGCTGGGATGCCGTCGCCAAAAATTAAATACCAGCCTGGCTTATCGCCGTGGTTACCGGAGCCTTTGGTGCCAGACTTAAAACGGTGGATTTTGCCGTCCATCCGTATTTGATCTGGTGGCTCTAAACCTAGCGAAACCATTGCATCAATTAATTGTTGTTCGGGTGAAGCTAATACTTTTTCTGGTGGTGGTGACCAAGGGCCGCCAAAGATATTGGATAAATCAGCCATCAATCAATGTCCCTGAGAAATAATCATTTAGCAATTTAATAACTTTATAGGTGGGATTAGCCTCAAGATTGTCACGAACTTCGCGCAAGGTATTGTAGTGAAGGCCGGTAGCCTTAACAATCAACCCAAGTCGGCGATCCTGTAATTTATCTCTAATTTGGTCTAAAGTTAGCATTTATATTCCCCTGTCACTTTTTTACATCAAAGTGTTGACATCCTACTTTGTATTCGGTAATCTTGCAAGCAATCGCCAACCAGATACCCTGACCGGCGACATTTAGGAGAAGGAAAATGATTATTTCAACAGATGCAAAAGCCATCTATTCGCAATACGGCATCGATTTAGATGACGTTGACGCTGTATTGGTGGCGCATAACTGCAACACCCAAGCCGTAACAAGCAGCAAGACCGCTGAAGAGTGGGCGCATACGTGGGCGGCGGCTGAAACCAAGACAAATAAATTGACTTATGCGGAGGCAAGCCGTGGCTATTAATCTTAAATCAACCGGCAACCTAGCTGGCAATGGCGTCAAGCTCTTAGTGTACGGCCAAGCCGGTGCAGGTAAGACTAGCCTTGCTCCAACGCTGCCCAACCCAATCGTTTTAAGTGCTGAAGGTGGCCTTTTATCTATTCAGGATGCCGAGCTGCCTTACATCGAAATCACCACGATGGTTGAGCTTCAAGAGGCTTACAAATGGCTGGCTGAATCTGCCGAGGCTGCGCAGTTCGAATCAGTGGCTATCGACAGCATCAGCGAAATTGCTGAAGTGTGTTTGAACTACGAGAAAAAAGTCAACAAAGACCCGCGCGCTGCTTACGGTGCCATGCAGGAACAGATGGCCGATATTATTCGCGTCTTCCGTGACTTGCCAGCCAAGCACGTTTTAATGACGGCCAAGCTAGAAAAGACGCAGGATGAAATGGGTCGCATTTTGTACGCACCTTCGATGCCTGGCAACAAAACAGGTCAATCGCTACCGTATTTTTTCGACGAAGTTCTCGCGCTTAGAGTTGAAAAAGATGCCGACGGCTTTGCCCAACGTGCCTTGATGTGTGACAGCGACGGCTTATGGTTAGCCAAGGATCGCTCTGGCAAGCTCGAATCGTGGGAAGCGCCTGACTTGTCAATGATTATTAATAAGATCGGAGCCAAGGCATGAACATCAATATCGCCATCGTTATGATTCTGGCCATCTTTGCCGAAACCATCGTGGAGTGGATTCTATGAACGACATCGAAGCATTAAGCAAAGAATGGACAATTGCCAAGATGGATGAAACAACAGCGACAAATTACCGTCGCCAGATTGAAGACAAATTGGTTAAGCAGTTTTTAATCCTTGAATCGTTTGAAGGAACTCAAAACCGTCAAGTTGGCCAGTATGTCATCAAGATTGAAGGCCGTATGAACCGCAAGGTAAACGCTGACAAGTTGCAAGAGTTAGCGGCTGCAAACGGACTTGAGGCGCATTTAAGTAGTTTGTTTCGTTGGAAACCTGAAATTGCTTCGGCAGCTTGGAAAGCAGCAGATGAAAGTATTACCAAACCCCTGTTGGGAGCCATTACCACAACACCTGGCCGCCCAACTTTTACCATCACCATGTTAGGAGAAGAATAATGGCTTTTTTAGATCAAACCTTTTCGGCTGAAGATATGCCGGTATCAGAAAAATCGTATGAACCGCTGCCAGCGGGTTGGTACACCGCAGCTATTACTGGTGCCGAGCTGAAAAACACCAAGGCAGGAACTGGTCAGTACATTTCTATCAAGTACGACATTATCGGGCCAACGCATCAAGGCAGAATTGTTTTTGGCAACTTGAACATTCGCAACCCCAACCCAAAGGCCGAGGAAATTGGCCGCCAGCAATTGGGTGAAATCATGCGTGCAATTGGTATTGCTAAAGTTCAGGATACAGACGAGCTGATCGGTGGCCAACTGTCGATTAAGGTTGATATTCGTTCAAGCGAGCAGTACGGCGACCAGAACGAAGTAAAAGCATTTAAAGCCATAGCTGGCTCAACGCCTCCGGCACCAGTAGCAAAGGTAGCTGCGACCGCAAGCGGCAAAGCTGCGCCACCGTGGCAAAAGAAGTAACAAAAAAAGGGCACGGTTTTATCCGTGCCCGAATAGTCCACACATAGAGGAGAAAGGAATCATGAAAATTCCAGAGCCAGAATACAGCATTACCAACCTGATTGACAAGCACCATGAGAGCCGTCAGGAACCGCCACGGCCACACCTTGGCGCATCGACCTTGGGTCACGCTTGCGACCGTTGGTTGTGGCTGTCATTTCGTTGGGCAGTGCAGCAAAACTTTGATGGTCGTGTTTTGCGAATGTTTCGCCGAGGAAACTTAGAAGAAGCGCAAATCGTTAGCGACCTTCGTGCCATTGGTATCGATATCCAGCGCACGACCGGCAACCAATCCAGAGTTAGCTTTGGTTCTCACGTATCCGGTAGTCTCGACGGCGTAATCAAATCAGGTGTGCCAGGCGCACCGAAGACCGAACACGTAGCCGAATTTAAAACCCATAGCGCCAAGTCGTTTAACGATGTGGAAAAGAAGGGTGTCGAAGAATCCAAGCCAGAGCATTTCGTACAGATGCAGGTTTACATGCTTGGCACTGAGATTGATCGAGCGCTGTACGTGGCCGTTTGCAAGGATGATGACCGCATCTATACCGAGCGAGTGAAGTTTGATAAAGACGTTGCCGAGAAAGCGATTGCGCGAGGTAAGCGCATTGCTTTGGCTGACCGTATGCCAGAGCCATTGTCGGCCGACCCAACGTGGTATCAATGCCGTTGGTGTCCTGCGCATGACTTTTGTTTCGAGTCCAAGATAACCAAACACGCCAATTGCAGAACCTGCGCACACAGTACAGCGCTAGAGAATTCAACATGGCGGTGCGAACGCCATGACGCTGACGATATTCCGACAGAGTGGCAACGCGAAGGATGCGATTCGCATGTATTGCACCCCGATCTGGTTCCATATCAGCGCAAGGAAAGCGACAATGAATGGCAAGCGATTTACGTCATTAATAACAAAGATGTTATTAACGGCGAGCCTGATACCAATGTTTTTGGCTCCAAAGAAATACTGGCTAATCCATCGGTATGCGCCAACCCTGATGAATTTGCGACAGAGTTTCGTCGTGAGTTTAATGCGAGGGTGGTTGGATGAAAGTATTGATTGCCTGTGAATACTCTGGTCGAGTCCGAGATGCTTTCATTGGGGGGGGGCATGATGCTATGAGTTGCGATTTATTAGGAACTGATACACCTGGCCCACACTATCAAGGCGATGTGCGTGACGTATTAGATTATCCGTGGGATTTAATGATTGCCCATCCACCATGCACCGATCTGGCTGTATCTGGCGCTGCATGGTTTGCAAAGAAAAGATTGCTTGGCGCGCAACAGGCAAGCGCATCGTTTTTTATGATGTTGGCCAAAGCAAATATACCGCGCATTGCAATTGAAAATCCAGTGTGCGTAATGTCAAGTTTGTGGCGCAAGCCAGACCAAGTAATTCAGCCGTGGATGTTTGGCCATACGGAGCAAAAAGCAACATGCTTATGGCTCAAAGGATTGCCTAAATTGACGCCGACCAATAATGTTAAAGATGAAATGATGACGTTGCCACGCAATCAACGTGAGCGTTTGCATTTTTTACCGCCAAGCGAAGATCGCTGGAAGTTGCGCAGTGAAACGTACCAAGGCATCGCCAACGCAATGGCAGATCAATGGGGAGTTATTTAATGCTCCGTGACTACCAACAACGAACCATCAACCAGCTCTATGAGTGGTTTGGCAAGAACAAAGGCAATCCGTGCTTAGTGTTGCCTACTGGCTCGGGCAAAAGCCACATCGTGGCCGCACTTTGCAAGGATGCCGTACAGCAATGGCCAGAGACAAAAATCCTGATGCTGACGCACATTAAAGAATTGATCGAGCAAAACGCCGAGAAGATGCGCCAACATTGGCTAGGCGCTCCGCTTGGAATTTATTCAGCAGGTATCGGCAAACGTGACTTAGGTGAGCCAATTACTTTCGCTGGTATTCAATCGGTGCGCACTAAGGCTGACTTTCTTGGCCATATTGATCTGGTCATCATTGATGAATGCCATCTGGTTAGTCACAAAAACGAAGGTGGCTACCGCACGTTGCTGGATGAATTGAAGGTTATTAATCCAGAGCTGCGCGTAATCGGTTTAACAGCCACACCGTACCGCCTTGGCCACGGTCTTATCACCGACAAGCCAGCCATCTTTGATGATCTGATTGAGCCGGTTAGCATTGAGGAATTGATCTACAAAAGGCATCTGGCCACGCTGCGATCAAAGACCACCACAACCAAGCTAGATACTAGCGAAGTTAAAAAACGTGGCGGCGAGTTTATTGAAGCCGAACTACAAAAAGCCGTGGATACCAGAAAGAATAATGAGAGCGTTGTGGCCGAAGTCATTCGTTTGGCTGGCGATCGACAATCGTGGTTATTCTTTTGCGCAGGTATCAATCACGCGAAAAATGTATCGATTGAGCTGCGCGATCAAGGTATCAAGTCGGCTTGCATTACTGGCGAGACATCAAAGACAGACCGCGAACGAATCATCCATGAATTTAAATCTGGAAAAATAAGGGCTTTGACAAATGCTAACGTACTTACTACTGGTTTTGATGCTCCTAATATTGATTTGATTGCCATGTTGCGTCCAACCATGAGCGCCAGTCTATACGTGCAAATGGCCGGTCGTGGTATGCGCATTAAAGATCACATCGACCATTGCTTGGTGTTGGATTTTGCCGGAGTGGTTGAAACACATGGCCCAATTACCAACGTGCAACCACCTAATAAAGCAGGAACAGGCAACGGTGAAGCGCCGGTCAAACTTTGCACTGAGTGCCATGAACTCTGCGCCATATCAATCAAAGTTTGCCCATCCTGTGGCCACGAATTCCCGCCATCTATACCAAAGCCATTGACGCTGCGCCACGACGATATTATGGGTGTGGATGCAAAAGACATGATCGTGACCGGATGGAATTGGCGCAAACACATCAGCAACGCTAGTGGTAAGGAAATGCTGGCAGTTAGCTATTATTCAAAGAATTTGTCCGATCCATCGATCACCGAGTACCTGCCACTCCGTCACGACGGCTATGCGGGTGACAAAGCAGTTAATGAATTAGCAAAGATGGCCAATGCGTCAGGTGTGGGTAGCCGTGAGTTATTTGCAACAGGCATAACAAAACTTGACTCGATTGCAAAATACATGAATGATGGAAAACCACCGGCTACGATTAAATATAAAAAAGAAGGCAAGTTTTATCGTGTCTTATCAAGGAACTGGAATGAATGAACGAATCCCAACCGAACACGAAGAGCAACGCGAAGTTGTTAAATGGTTTCGCCAGACGTATGAGAATGTAAGAATCTTTGCTATAGCCAACGGCGAGAAACGATCTATCACGGTGGCCAGTAGATTGAAGGTTGAAGGAGTTAGCCCAGGCGTCCCCGACCTATACGCACCGGAATGGAAACTGTGGATTGAAATGAAGCGCATCAAAGGTGGGTCAGTTAGTCCACCTCAGAAAGATTGGCACAATTACTTGCGAAGCATTGGTGATACGGTGCTTGTGTGCAAGGGTGCTGATAATGCAAAAGAGCAAATAATAAAGTTTAGGGAGGATAAATGAATCACAAATTAATTCGTATGATGGAAGAGGCTGGTTTTCCTTTTACGCCTGACACTATGTACAGGATGCCTGAGTTTGAGAATTTGGTTAGGTTGGAGCGCGAAGCGTGTGCGAAGTTGTGTGATAAGGACACAAACCCAAATACTGACAAATACGAACCGGTTAGTCAGTATCAATCGGGTTGTTACATTACAGCCGAATATTTAGCAGCAGCTATCCGCGCAAGAGGTCAGCGTGGAGACTAAATTCTGCACCAATTGCCAAAGCAACCGCGATATCACTGGCGGCATTTATCGCAAAACCAGAACAAGTGGCCGCTGGATTTGCCAACCATGTTCGGAGCATAAAACTGAAAGCATTTATATGAACCGGTCGGGCAAGATTGCTGACGTTAAAACCATTATGGAAAAACTATATAGGGGGATGAAATGAGCGATTACGATATTCATAGCTGCGGGTATTACTGCGACAGACACGCTTGCATTTTGAGACAGCGTGATGAGCTAAGAGATAAGCTATTTGAAGAAATCCGAGCGTTTGAAGGGAATACACAAACTTCGGACACACAATCATTGTGGCGAAAAAGACAAAGTAAATTTAAACCAGAACCGATGATTGACGGCTGGCCTTTGTACTCAGGATTGCCGCCACCAAAAAAAGAATGGGTCGGTCTGACTGATGAGGAAATTGCCGACGTATTCGGCGACTACATGGATTCTATGGACGAGATAGAAGAAGATAATAATTGGGGTTACGAGCGATTGATTGAAGCCAAGCTGAAAGAAAAAAATACTTAATTTGAAAGAAGAGAAATGAATTGCAAAGATTGCGGTGGCCGAACAAATGTAACGTGGACTCAAAAACAGTTAGGTGGCGTCAGACGGTTGCGAAAATGCCACAAATGTGGGTTTTCTGCTTATACCGGTGAAGTATGGTTAGCCTTGTTGCCCCCACCAGAGCCAAAACCTATTTACACTAAGGAAGAAGTTGTAGCAATAAAGAAGCGAGAAGTATCAATCCGAAGAAAAAACGAAGATAGGAGAAACAATGAAGAAACGTAACGACATGAATATGGGCGACCATTATGTTTACACACCATCAACAACGGATGTCACTATTCGTTGGCGTGCAAAACACAATTGGGTGCCACCATCAGAAGACCCAAAGTTTATGAAAAAATGGGCTGATTTTAGAATGAGATGCGTCCAAGGCATTGAACAAATAGTCAACAATTAAACGAGGTGAAATCATGAAAAAACTATTGCCATTACTTTTTTTAACAGGATGCTCAACATTCGATATGCCGAATACATCACTAACGGTAGAAAAAGAAGTACAACCAATGAGCCGCAATGAGGTCATTATGGCCATTCAGGATTGCGAATCGAATCGCACCAGAGCCGTTATGGTGCTTGCAAAGCGGAAGATTTCAGGACGCACATCCGATGTGGTGGTTGATGTAACGTGCGCACCACGACCGTCGTATTATTGATTGCGCGCATAAAAAAAGCCCAGGCAAGGAGCCTGGGCTAAGTCGCTGTTAGTGGCAGCGACGCGAGAAATTAATTAAGCTGCGATATCAAACTCAAGCCAAGCATCTTCTTCGTCATCGAAGTATAACCAGACTTCCAATTCGTCGTTGAAGTAATAAGCATAGCCAGCATCGTCATACTCAACATCAGTATCTTCAACCCAATCGTCTGACTCTTCGTCGTAATAGCAAAGGACGCCATCTTCGTCGTAAGCAAACTCAAGCTCATCATCTTCCAAAATTACCAAAATTGTAATAGACATAACACCCCCAATAGATGCAGCCCCCACGGCCACACAACTATCTTAGCCTATGATTCTTACACTTTAAAGACGTTTCCACGGAAATAAATAATGCCTTCGTCCTCATCCAATACCTCGCATAACTCCGGCGGCAACAGCTTGCCTTTATAGAAAGTAAGCACGGCAAAACCCGAGCGATGGTTGCGGGGGTTATCTTCTGAGTACGTAAACTGTTGGCCGTTAACGTCTGCCAAACTGCCTGTATCGACGCCGTATGAGGTGCCCAAATAATTTGTCCAAGGGACTACCCGCAAGCTATGAAGGTGCCCAGTTACAAAGCTAGTCCCTGATTTTATCAAATTGTTATGAACAGCGTGAATACCATTATGATAACGGTGTTTTATCATGCAATTACCATTAACCATAAGCGACATACTAAACTTCCAGCGTGGGAAATGATCTGTCAGGTTCATACCCATGATTCCCTTGAAGCCCTCACCTACTTGCGCACAGAGCCTAGCATTAAATCTTTGGTCATGATTTCCCCAGAGAAAATGCAGCTTACTGTTAAGCGACGCCGCTTCAATCTCAGATAAGCGCTCTTGACAGGCTTCGAGTTCTTCTTTAACCGATGGAGTGGCTTCCCAAGTGCCGCCAGGTGGATGGCGGCTGATTGATGCACCGTCGAACGCATCGCCATTAATTACGATCATGCGTGGTTTTAGCGTTTCAGCAAACAGCACGAACGCACGATGTGCCGTTGATATGATGTTAGGCCAGTAGTGGCAATCTGATGCCACCATAATCGTGCCGCTGTCTAACTCAACATTAACGCGCACACCGTTTTCAGGTATCGAAATCTTAAAATCAGGACTGCGCGAGCTTGCTGCATTTAGAATAGTGCCATGATTTTTCTCTATTTTACGACGCCGTGCATTTATGCCACGCACCGATATCCCTGTCTCATTAGCCATATCGGTTACAGATTGTAATCGACGCCATGTAGCAATAAAATCATCATCCGATATTTTAGTAGCCATCAGTTCACCTTGCGTATGAATTCGCCGCACCAATCAGCGCGAGCGGTAACAGGTATGCAACTATCGTAACCATCTTCCGCTTCAATAATCATGGGAGGATAGCGCCTACAAAAACCCAACTCTTCTTTTGGTTCGCACATAAAAAAAGCGCACGAAACGCACGCTGGCATACAATCGGCGGGGATTGATTTTTTAGGCATTTCTGATGTATATCATATATTTATTAATATAATGTTACAAATTACATGAGATAGATAGCGCGTTCGTCTTTGCGTCGATTCTCAAGACCACGTAAAACTTTTCCGGCGGCCTTTGTGTATTTCAGAAACTCATCAGCAGCGCCTTGGTAGTCGCCTCGATTATGCTTCTGGCGCAGGGTTGATCGTTGCAGGGTGCCTAACCCTAGATTGAAACTAAAACTTACCAGAGCATCAAGCCAGCCTTGATTATTAATAGCGCTAGGGCAATAGCGCAGAACTCCCGCAACAAAACGGTCAAGGTCTTTTTGAAGAATGGCATCGACTTCCTCCATTGTGAATGTTCGGTTCCAGCCATCCGGAATTTCCAGATAACTGCGTTTTTCAAACGGTACTTTTGCATGATTAGGATCAATGACATGGCCCACGCCAACCGTCCAAAGTCTGGCAGGGCATCGGTAAGGTTTAATCCTTACCCCTTCGTGGTGCTTGATCATTTTTAAGGCTTTAGGACTAATCATTTTGATAAATGTAAAATTAGATACACACTAGCTATTAAAGTAACAAGCATTCTGAAATAAATTACGTAGATCATTTTCCAAACGCCCTGCCGCCAAAGTGAAACGCAATAATCGAAGCAAATAACGCTTGCGTTTCGTTATCCCATAACTGGTCGGCTAACGCTGTAAACTCCACCCCTGTTGTAAGACCTTTGTATGCAATAACTGCATCAATACCAACTAACAAAAAGAAAAAGCCATACGTAATCACAGGGCGCACACTAGCGCGCAGGTTTTTCATCCACTGGCTAGTACCTTCATTTAGCGACGTATCGTGGGCATAAATAGCTTGCATCTCCGCAGATTGTGCGTCGATTAGCGAGACTTTCTCCGCAGATTGTGTCTGAGTTCTGATCTCGTCTAGCTTAATAGCTTCTATTTTTTCTTGCGCAATAAAACCAGCGGCGGCTAGTTGCAGCTCGCGCTCAGTCTGCATCTGAGCCAGTTTTAGCTCATGCGATTTGTCTGATCTATCTTGAAAGAAATCGAGTAACTTAGGTAAGCCACCCATCAAGAACGACACAAAAGTTGAGAAAATTGTAAGCATTATTCACTCCGTATATCTAAAAGTATTTTGGCGCGCAACTCGCGCATTTTTCTTGCTTCTTCCATTGCCATTGCTGTGGCGTTGTTCATATCCATGTAAGCAATACCCATCACAGGCAAAACTAGCACTAGCACAATACACAATACCAGTACGGTAATGAGTAAAGACCATGGAATGTCTGGCTCGTTCTTATCAGTATCATTACCCATAGGAACCACAATATTATGAATGCGACCGCGAGAATTGACGTCATCTGCTCCGCGATTTTTCTTTTTATATTTGCCCGACGCCATTTAGCCACCTGTTGCTTTAGTAACTCTTGACGTTGTACCTCTGCACGTTCTACCTTAACCTTATCGCGCATAGCCTCAAAAGATGACCATATCGCACCAAGCTCTTTAGGAGCCGAATATACGAGAGTTTCGCGTAATTCGGTTTCTAGCCTTTGCATTTCTTTTACAGCCATTACTCTGTTAAAGGCTTCCTGATTTACCGATAACTCAGGATCACGCACCTTCTTAGTCTTTAATTCTTCCTCGTGTACGTGTTTTTCAAGTTGCTCGTGCGCTTTAAAAAACCCACCCAAATGACTACTAATGTCAGCAACCACATCTTTGGCTTTACCGTAAGCATCGACCAACTCCATACCATCAGCTTTAGCCTGTTGGTATAGTTCACAACCTTGTTTGATTGCACTTGCAGCCAGTTTCGCAGCAGCAAGAATGGTAAGTGGGTCAATGATTTATCTTTCTTAAACTTTAGTCGCCTAATATTCCTGTGGCAGTACCTGTAGCCGCTGCACCAGATAAAAGGCCAACTGGTCGGCGCTGAGTTCTTGTCTGTAATTCTTGCAAAATGGCGCGTTGCTCATCAGGGTTAGAGGTAAATAAACGCTTTTGCAATGCTTCGGATGACTCAGAGCTGATGCCTTTTGCTCTAGAAAACAATGTACTGGCCAATGCTCTAGTTGTGCCAAGCAAATCACCACGCGCAGCATTCTGAGCAATTTGAGCAATCTCACCAGCGTTTTGCTGAGTAGCCAAGCGCTCGGCAGTTGGTGAGCCACCAATAACTTTTTTGGCAGTTTTGCCTTGCTCATCAATTGCTTTGATGAACTGAGAGAATTCGTTGTATTTGCTTTGATCTTCAAAAGCTAATCTAACTAATCCCTTTTGATTGTCGCTTTTAAATACTTGGCGAGTAAAATCACCGCCTTTAAAATCGCCAGCACGGTTATTAATATCGGCCATCATACCCATGCGGAAGGATTCTTTTTCAGCGGGGTTAAATGCTTTAATCTTTGCGGCAGCTTCTTTAGGGTCTAACTTTTGATACTTTTGACCCATTTGAAATGCGTCTTGAATTTTTTCTGAATCAGCATATTCAAGATTGGCTTTGCGATAGGCATCATTTTTTGTTTTTAGCAAATCGTTAAATTCTTTTCTTGCTTTTGAAACATCGTTACCGTATCCAGTAACTTTTCCAGTAATTGCGTCGGTTTCTTTTTCAACAATGCGATCAAGACCAATTTTAAGTTGGTGCATAACATCCGTTGGAACACGGCGGTCGCTCAATAACGCATCCAATGGTGGCAAAGTTTCGCCACGCGCATCAGCGCGTTTAACTGCTTCTTTGTACGCATTTTTAAATAGATCACGATCCATAAATTTACGGAAATCTTTGGCAAAAACATCTTTGCTATAAGCCGCTGGATAGGCTTTCTTTGCGGCCAAACCTTGATCTTCAATTAGCTTGTTTAGTCTTTCGTAGCCATTAGCATTAATGTCTAAACCAGCTTTATTGGCCAACGCTGTAACCACATCATTTTTCTGGTCAATTAAACGACTCTCTAAGAAATTCTGAGTGCCTGTCTTGGCCTTAGATGGAACGG